TTATGCACCATGACCAGCCTCCTGCATATCCATTGTTGTATAATGCATTCCATTCGCTTGGCTTACTCGTTCTTATCTTGAACATTGTCTTCCTCCTTCGTACCATCAATATTTTCTATTGATGCATATTCATTAAACAGCTCTGCCATTCCTTTTTCGTTTAAAGTCGTTTGCGTCGTTCTTGATTCTTCCATTTTTCCTCCTTATATTCTTTAACTTATCAAATAAAAAAGAACCTTTCGGTTCTCATTGAAGATGATCTGATGCAACTTCCTGTAGGAATCGTTCATATTCCTCGTTTGCTTCTTTTACAGCCTTTAGCCCTTCCTCTATTTCTCCATTTGCATGTCCAACCTTCAAGGCCGTTGCTACTCCTATCGTAAGCTTAGTATTCGCATGAGTCAGTCTCATAGCAAGAATGTTTTCTTTTTTTCTCTGTTCTGCAATGTGTTCTGCTTCTATTTTATCCGCATTAAGCTGAACCTGAATCTTTGATGTCTTATACCCAAATACCCCTGTAAGAATACAAACGACAATAGATACCACTGCAGTGATTATTGTGCCCCAGTCAACCATCAGCCTTTCCCCTCCGTGTTCACATCTTCAGTATTTGTAATCTCTGCTTCTTTTTTTGTGTTTTGAGCCTTTTCGACAACTGTTCCAAAATAAAATGCTACAATCATCAACACGATGTTCCATAACTGATCTGGTATGTTATCTCCTCTGCCTATTACTACAACCAACGACAGTATGATGATTGCAATTACAAATAAAATTGTGATTATGCTTTTCACTGACAAAAGTTTTTTTATTGTGTCATTCATTCTACTTCCTCCTCTGGTTCTTCTGGTTTCTCCCATCTTTCCTTTTGGTAGATGTCACCATAGTCCGTCATGATTATCGCAAGACAGCACTCGACACCATCAAGTCCTATGTTATAAGCAAGAGAGTTGTGATAACTCTTGAGTGCATCTTCCAAAGATTCCTTCACGAATAAGCCTCTTGATTCTTCTCCGTTTTTAGTTACGATTTCGATAAAATAATATTTCATTATTTCCACCTTCCTTTAGCTTCAATAAATAATGTAGATGTTCCCGCAGAAGTTGGAAGGCTGTTTGCTAATGTTATGTATGCGACCGATGCGTTTGGCGTTACTCTCCACGGAAACGCAAGACCGTCACCAGAAAAAGTCTTCTGATTTGCATTTACATAAATTGGTGACTCTGTAAATAAACCACTTGGAAAATAGACAGATGTATCACTTCTATACAACGTGCCGTATGCACTAAATGAACCTGATGATAAATTAAATGTCCCATAACATTCAGCAATTCCACTGTTCCATTTTCTGTATGTCCATCCACCGCTTACACCTTGTTCAACAATGTAATCCCTGTTTGCTATATTCTTAATTAGATTTAATAGTTTCATAATCCTTTTACACCTATAATTTTGTAAGGTATCAGTCTGTCATCCCTTTGAGTAGCTCCACCACCGTAGCTAAAATATATGTATCCTGAATAAAAATACACATTGCTCGGGTTCACATCGAAAGACCTTATCTCCTTAAACTCCCATCCACCTTGCACGATATTATTGGTATTTAGTAGTGCTGTTGACGATATGAATGTTGTGCTACCTGCTGTCATGCGAAATATCACAATAACATAATCATAATTCCCACAGTTGGCGTTAACTACTCCAGCTGGGAAATTACTTGCGTACGGATTCGTCCAAAGCAAGTCCATCTGCATCTTGCTATTAAGTTGGCTCTCTACCCCCCAATCGGGATACTATATTCTTCAATAAGTTCAATACTTTCATGCTCCCTCCTAACTCAACAGTGTGAAATGACTACTGTTCCAGTTGCCACTATGCTGTGTGTTGCACTCATAGGTATGCCCCGAATAAGTGACGAATTGCCCTACCCAGTAGGTGACCGATGTCGAAAAAGCTGATGCCAAAGATGTCGCAAGTGAAGCATAATCAGAATCTGTAATCGTGTAATCTATATTTCCAACTTCAAATCCTTCTTGTCTAGCTTCGCCAAATAGTCTTACACCTTTTCCACCTGCATATCTGCTTATGCAAATTACTCCAGAGGTAACTTCATCCGTTACGGTTCCTTTGCTGTCTTCAAGGAATGCTTTGAACAGATATGATTCAGATCCAATGTCCGATACAGTAATTGTGACTGACTGTTCAATCGTGTAACTGCTTATTGCAGTTCTGGCCATTACGGTCGTTTCGTATGCGTCGGAAACTCTTGTCTTTTTTATAGTTAAATATTTTGCATTTCTTGAATCTACCGATGCAATCAGGCCTTCTACATCAATTACTACGGTTGTATTTGTAATATCAAACGCAATGTCAACCTGAGGCTCGAAGTATTCATATATGTTTATTGTTGCATTTTGTGTGGCTGTCCTACCTCTGCTATCCACAATTGTCAAAATCACAGGTGTATTTATTCCCGGTGTCATTAACGTTGTGGAATTAAGTGTCACTGCATTATTGTTAACATTTCCGGAGAAGGTCACTCCGTTTATCTGTAACGTTGCTGTTTTTACAATTGAACCATAAGAACCGGACGTTGATAGAACTGCTCTTAATGTTGAAAGAGTTGTTGCATATCTGCTGAATCCGGATGTCGTTCCTTCACTCAATGAATATGTAAAACTTGGAACTACTGACGAAGGCACATATACTGTAAAGTCTTTTGTTGTGGATCCAATTTCTGTACCGTTCGACAGGTATGTTGTAAGTGTTGCCCTCATATTTCCTGATGTGGCCGCAGGCAACTGATTGCATACAGACATTGGAATCGTGTAGGAATTCCAAGTCTGCTGTGATGTGCTTCCCGGAGCTATAAATCCCGAAGTGTATGACCAGGTACCTAAAGATAAACTGATTTTGAATTTAAAAGACGAATCCAACGGAGTCCATCTGATAGCTGCTGCCGAACCGATATTCACATTGCTTGCGCTGTCAATCGATGAATATCCCAACGTTTTAATTGATTGCGTCGAGGAATATCCGTACACATTGTTCGATGTTTTCCTTGCCCTGACTCTTACTGAATAACTTGTATTCAAAGCCAACCCGCTTATTGTCGTACTTACACTTGTCGTATTTGCATTCGAAAATGTTGTCCAGCTGGATCCTCCATCTACTGAATAGTCCCATACATCGCAGTTCACATTCGCTGATGCGCTGATTGCTACTGAATTAGTTCCTGGACTTCCAACCGATAAGCTTACTGACGGTGATGATCTGTCTAATGCAGGAAGTGCAATGCTTCCTGCAGCGTTGATATATCTGTATCCGTAGTTCGGCAAATCTACTATTGCAGACCCGCTTATTGACGCGGTTCCATCTGAAGCATGAGATACAGTAGCAGAAGTCTCGCATGCAGAGTTCTCTCCGTTGTACCATGCAGGTCCCCCTCCGGTTACAACAGAAGAACCGGATCCCTGTATGCTTCCCCAAGACTGAGCATCATAAAAATATCCACCACCTGTGTAATATCCAACACATTTGTAGCTTACATTAGATGTATTACGAATCGTATCCTGTGAATTAAGTTTTGCGTATAACCTTACATAAAAATAACCTCCGGAACAGTAATATCCTCCACTTTCTGCGATTTTTTCCCAGCTATAACCTAAAGCCATTTATCAATCTCCTAACCAAATATCGTTTAAATTGACACCTTTCCCGGTAATGTATTTCCCTTTTCTGATTGCCCAGTGCCGTTCTGTTCCTGCTATAAACGCAACCTGTTTATCCACATTAACAGTCTGCGATACCGTTCCGTATGGATTTATCTCAAGCAATATGTTATTCGAATTATCCACGAATCTGTACGACTGATTATCCTGTTCCGAATGAATCGGACTGTCACTTTTTCCTATCTGGAACTTATTCTCATCGAAAGTAAACCAAGAAGTGATTTTTCCGTTCTGTCCAAAGTATATTCCAATCTGTTCCGCATTTTGTGCGATTGCTGACTCTGCTGATGTAATTCTTCCGGATAACCCATCAACTTCTGTCTGCGATGCTTTAAGAATAATACTGGCAGCATTCTGTTCTATCGCGGTCATCTGCTGGGACAGGCTCTGTTGAATTGCAAAGTTGTTTGCATAATTTTTATTAATGCTCTCTACATTTCTTCCAAGTGAACTAATTGCTTTCTGCGTCCTTCCAACGTAACCATTTTTTTTATGTCCAAGTGACAACTTGTTTTTCGTTGGATCCAGCATATCAATTGTCATTGAAACGACATCAAACCATTCCTCTGACAGCCCATGGGCCGCACTGGTTACCTTTACAGTTTTACCTACTTCAAAATTGTCAACATCATACCCCGCGTTTGCTAGATCAACAGCTGCTGCCTGTATGGTAACTTTATTGGCTGAAATATCATTTAAGTACGATGTTCCTTTTGTAAGCAAAGCAGCAGGTGTTGTTACATCATCCCAAATCATTACACCTACAATACGTCCAAATTCCGTTAATGCTTCCGAATTGGCAATAAAATCGGTATTGTTGTTAACACTCTTTATATCTACCCTTGTCTTATTTCCATCGTCATCCTCAATCTCTGCTCCCAAAGGAATAAGAACTGTAATTACATCCGAAGCATTGCTGTCCTGTTTCAGATCCAGAAGATTCTCTCCGAAATCAATCGTTTGCTCATTTTCATCCTCAATCTCTTCAACCCAGTTAAAAATAAGAGCTCCATTACTTTTAACCACTGACAAATATCCGCCATACGCTTCTACCAGGTCATCCAATCTCGTCATTGTTGTTTCGTATGACTCAAAAGCGCGGTATATGTATTCATCCTCCGGTTCGATTGTTCCTATGGTAACCTGTTTGTCTGCAGGTACCTGTGAATTATGATTATTAATCAGCTGTGTAACCAATTCCAACAGGGTCCCATTGAAATTAATCGGGCGAAATACAGTATCATTCAGAATTGCAAGCAATCCTTCGCACGATATGCTCTGCATCAAGTTGAAGTTCTTGGATTCGTCGTACACGCGGCCCGAAAAAATAAGCTCGCTGTCCCTATATACATCAACATAGTCAGCAAGCTTGTGAAAATTATCATATTCCGCGTTTGTCGGAGGAACCGTGAACGAGCAGCTCCCTGCTCCCCCGGCCTCAAGTGTTACCTGGAATGATGTTGCAGTAAGTGTTTCATCCGGACCGGATGAGTCAAAGAATAATCTGTTATTAAGATAAGCCTTATACATCAGAGTGCTCCCTCCCGGTAGCTTATTGTCACATCAGCTGTTCCGTTGAGTGTGATTGTGTTGTTCCCTTCTTCCAGAATGATTCCTGTATTGGTCCATATTCCTGCTGCCAGTGTCAGCGTCAAATCATCAAATTCCACTGTAATTTCTGCATCTGTCTCGATGATCGGGCTTACCCTCATCCTCGAATTTGCCAATGTAATTTCCTGCTCTGTTCCGGTCAGTTCCACATCTCTTTCCGTAATAACATTTTTCAGCTTATACGGAGATGCAACAACATTTATTGTTATATTTCCCATACCATTTTCCAATGTTGCCCAGGAAACCGTACAGAAGCCATCCCAATACCAGGATGGATCCGAATCAAGAATAACATGCATTCTCTTTCCATGTACGTATGCCATAATCGTCTGTATTTTTGCATCCCATGTATCAGGATCTCCTCTAAGCTGAAATGCAAAAGAAAGATTTCGGTCTTCATATTTGATGTCCGGTGTTACGGATGCAGTAAGGTCCAGAGTTCCGTTCCGACCTGGTACCGTTACCGTATATCTAACCGGTTTTGGCTGATTAATATTTACTTTCGTTAGTATGATGTCCCAATCTGTCTTACTGTGTTTGTTTCCGAATGTTATGCCATACATAATCCACCCCGCTGTCTTCTGTTGTTGATATCAGATAACTTGTCATCCACTCTTGTTGCAATTCCTCCAACAAGAGTATCTCCATCGAGATAAATGTCTTTATCTGCTGCCTCAATGAGCTGAGGAAGATATGACTCAAGCAGTTCAATTATTCTGGCCTCCCGATCTGACATTGTATTAACTCCAATCGTTCCTGAAGCAGACACCATTTTGTTGATTTGCTGTGATGCAGTTAGTTCAGGAATATCTGCTGCCACTCCTAAAGTTGTTTTGTTTATGTCCTCAACCATTCCGTTCATGGCCTCTGTTACTGCATTATCCATACTATCAACAGCCTTCAGTGCGACAGATGTTCCATCATCAATTCCACCTGCAAGCCCCTCTGTAAGCATCTCACCTACCCACGCCATTTCAGTTGAAGGAGAATGTATTCCAAAAAATCCAAGTATGCTCTCCCACAATCCATCAAGCCATCCTTTGATTTTCTGCCATAGCCAGTCTATTCCGGAAGTTATGCCTTCCCATAATCCTTTCAAAAGATTCAGTCCGGCTTTCGCCATTTCAACTACACCCTCTCCGATTCCTTTCACAAGAGCCCATATAATCTGAGGCACAGCCTTAACTACTTCCACAATTATTTGAGGAAGGTTCGCAATCAGGGCAGTCAGCAATGTTACACCGGCCTGTATAATCAGATCTATGTTGTCAATTAAAGTATCCACAATGGTTGTTATTATAGTCGGAAGATATGAAATCAATTGTGGAAGGGCCTCTATCAGTCCCATAATCAATGCAATAATCAGTTCCATCGCGGCCGAAATAATCTGATCAAGATTATCCAGAAGAGTTTCTGCAATAAGAATAATTGTGTCAATTACGACAGGTATCAGTTCCGGCATTGCTTCCGTGAGTCCCTGTATGAGTGCCACAATAATTTGTACTGCAGCCTCAATAATCAGCTGTATGTTATCAATTATCGCATTCACACAAGTCATTACAGCTTCAAGCATTACCGGTATCAGTTCCGGCAGCATTGTTACTATGCTTGTTAATACCTGCTCAAACAACGATGATGCCGAAGCAATTATTTTCGGCAACAATTCCGAAAAAGCTCCCATTAAGCCCTCTACTGCAACAGGGAGTGCTGCAATCACATTTTCAATAACCGGTGTAATGTTTGTAACAACATCATTAAACGATGTAGCCATTTGCTGGGTTATGACTTCCATATCCGCTTCATCGTCTCCTAAAGCCGTTACGAAGTTCTGCCATGAAGCCGATAATTTGCTGAGTGAGCCCTGTATTGTTTTTGCTCCCTCCATAGAAGCATAATCTGCAAGTCCCTGCATCTCGATGTAGTCAACCAATGCACTCTGGCAGTCTGCAAGGTTATCAATCATATAGGATGTCGCATTACCGTTTGCTGCATTCCATTCATTAACCTTATCAATTACTTCCTGCATTCCTTCTTTCGTCGGTTTTATACCGAGCTGAAGATTGTCCAGCATTGTATAATTGCTCTTCATGATTCCGTTAAAAGCATTTTGTACGGCTTCCTGAGAAGCTCCTGTAGCTGCTACTACATCCGCTTCAGCTGATACAACTTTTGATGCCAGTTCTGCTGCCGCCATGGCATTCCCGCCCATTGCTTCTTTGAGTCCGGTAGAAAGTCCATTCACCTGTGTCAGGTAGTCCGTCTGTGACATTTGGACTTCTTCCCATGCACTGGCAGCCTTCTCAGCAATAAAGTCATAAGCATCACCAAATAGCAGCTGCGCACCTTCCGCAACCTGCTGATATTCTCCGTATGAACTTACCACTTCTTTTCCAAGACTGACCGCTGCCGCCCCAACTGCTGCTATAGTTGCTCCAATCGCCATTGCAGCCTTCTTGAATCCACCGGCCCATGCATTTCCCTGTGATTCTCCTTCTTTTTCAAGGTCCATGCTTAGATCATTTTTTAATGTTTTGGAAAAATCCTTTGTTGAAGGTAGTACCTGCACATATGCTTTACCAATATCATATCCGTCTGCCATTTTATTCTTCTCCGATTATTCTCTTTCTTTCCCTTTCAAATTCTTCCGGGGTCTTAAATGTCTGGATTTCGTTCTCCTCTTTTTTTTCTGTCATTATCTGTACCATTGACTGAGGCTTTTTAACATTTTTCTTTCTTACACCCTGTGCAATCAAAATTGCCAAATGATCAATGATTGATGCCATCATTAATTCCGACATGGAATATTTAAACCCAATCAGTTTCTTTTTTGTCCGGCTTTCACTTGGTAGACCACAGGCCAATATCGATAGATACTTCAGGTCAAACTTTTCCAACTCATAAATGCCATAATATTGCGCAAAATCACAGATGAGTGCATCCATGTCGGAAACGCTCATCTGTGCAAAAGCTATTATTTTTTTTTACCTTCACTAATTCTGGAAAAAATATCTGTCAGTTCTCTTCTGAATGACATGACGCTCGCCTTTCCTTCTGTTTTTTCCAGATGCTGATACAGTTTTTCCTTCTGTTCTTCTCCGAGCAGTTCTGTCATTATCTCTAGAGACGCTTTTAATTTTTTATAAGTATCTCCGTCTTCCTGAATCATAACGATGTTCTCAAACAGCCTCATATCGTCCATTTTGCTTTCATCTACCTTGCATGTGAATCCCGATGCTGTTGTTACTTCACGTATCTTATCTTCCATTTTTTCTCCTTTGATTAGTTTTATAGGTTTTCATTCACTGCGAATCAACCTCCGCCTCCTCCAACTACTGTAGATGGAGTTTTAATGTACTCATAAGCAGTATTACCGTTTGTATCCGGAACTGCTCCAATAGTAATCCCATACCCAAGTGCATCACTGTCGCTGTATACGATGTCTTCCAATGCTGTGATGGATCCACTTGGAATAACAATTCTTTTTACTGCTCCCTTCATAACAGTTTCGACAACAAAAACATAAGATGTCTGATTATCATTGTTATGCTTAACTGTAATTCCTGATGACAGAGCGGTTCCAACAATGTTCGATGATCCATATACAGTTTTCAAAACATCAAGGTTTAATGCTTCAATGAGTTTGAGTGCATATGTATCCTCCCTGCTGCCATAAACAGGAAGAACATTGTCTCCTCCCCAAGCCTTGATCCATTCAACTGAAGGGCTGTTTGAATTGGTTAATCCATCTTCTGAAATATATCCCAGAGAGATATATGTGTTTGCCAACGCAGTAGTTGCATCCGTTGGCAAGTTTGTTCCTGCAGGTGCCACATATAAAGCTCCACCAACCGGAGGCTTTGCTGCAGAAACATTTGTTGCAGTCTGTGCCATTTCGATTTCTCCTTTCGGTTATTTTTTTAGTAATAAAAATCAAATACCGCCTGATAGCGGTATTCCTTTGTCTGAGTGTTTGTGAAATTGTAATCGCTGTTCAGTTTAGCTTTGAAGATATCCTGTGTCGCACAAATCGAATCTATTTTTTCCAAAACCTTTTCGTTTATTTCTGCTGCCTCCAGTAAACTGTTTGACGATATGGACTGAATTGCCATTGTTGCCCTGTTTATTCCGTTTTCTTTTCTTGATCCGGTCTTTTCAATAACAATATATTTAGACGGAGGATTTACCGGTACTTCCATATACACATCAGTACCTACTTCAGTAATTCCCGCACTTTTCAGATAATTAAGGACTGTTTTCTCAATCATAATCCACCTCAATATAGATTTTTCAACAATGTATTATTCCGCAGATTGTCCTGCTTGGCTTTGTTATCTGCGGCATAAACATTAAGAATTTGTCTTTGTCCCGAATTATGTGTCCTAGCCTCGTATCCGGTTCCACATCGTCCTGCGATGCTTTCCCCTTTTTCCTTTAGCATGGATTCCATGTCCGGTCCTTTCAGGATTTCTCCTATTCCCTTATAACTCAGTTCAAATTTCACGTTACTCATATCTTTCCACCTTAATCTGCTTGTTCCATTCTAAAGGCAGCATTGATTCGATTCCTTCCACCGGGATTCCTATCGTTTTAAAAGTCTGTCCAAAAAAGCTCACTTTCTTATCAGTCCAATCGTTGTTGTCCCCTTTCGGAATAGCAAGGTTGTAAACCGCTTTTCTTCCGGTAAGATTCAGTGTGTCCAGCACTTCCTGAGACGATGGCTGTCCAACCAGAACATTGTTTACATTTACAGCTGTCTCTGTATATTTTGCTCTGTTAAAATCATCCACTCCGTTGGAAGTTTTCGTGTATAGCGTTACTGTTATTCCCTTAATCATTATCGACTCCGTAAAAATCAATTACTCCGTACTGCTGCCTCTTAAGGCCTAAAGCTTCAAGCTCACTGTTCTTAATGAACAGTCCTCCTCCCGGATTCAGGAAGGTTCCTGATACACTGTATCCCATTGCACTCTCGCTGTATTGAGACATCGGCCCTCCGGAAGGTGCTGATGTTGGTGTCATAAGTGTCCTTGTCACAACATCCACTGTTACAATTTTGGCTACTGTTCCCAGAACACTACTCTCTGAAATCATGTCGTCCAGGTCTTTTCCGACCATTTCCGCTTCATGTCTCAGTCTGTCAGATACTACTGGCAGGAGTGCCGTTGCTTTTGTGTTTTCTGCAGCAGTCAAAGTCCTCCACAGAGATTCAATATCCTGTACGGTTGCAAAATTAGTTCTTCTTCCTGCCATAGTGACTCCTTACTGTTTCTTCTTCTCTGCCGTTTTCTTTTTAGCAGGAGCCGATTTCTCAGCCCCCGCTTTTTCTTTCTTTACGGCAGTTTTATTTTTACATGCTAAAACTACTGTCATATCAGTTTCCTCAACTTTCATTCAATGTCAGTCCCGTAAGTGCTAATGTTACGGAATTGCTATGCACTCCAATCGTTGTGGTTACGGTAATTGTCTGGGTATCCTTGTCTGTGATTCGTGCAACAAAGTTCATGTCTTCATCAAGAGTTTTCTCGTTTTCGCCCATTCTTACTTTTACTGTTGCACCGGTTTCGGATTCAACCTTCAGAGCAAGGAAATTACCGCTCTGTAAATCAGGATCACTTGAATATCCAGTAAAACCGGTCACATACTTAAGAGTTCCACTGACCGTTCCGTTGCTGATGCTGATGCCGGTCTGAAGGTCACTTACTGTTTCCCCCAGTACCACAGTCTCTCCGTCTTCCGGCTCTACGGAGAGACTTATGAGTTTTTTACCAACGCGAATGATGCCGCGTTCATAAATGCCCATCCGATATATGCCTCTGATCTCAACAGAATCTGGTTAGCCTGTTTAAGATCGTAGGTACCGCCGTCCGGATTACCATATTCAATAATTTCAAGAGGCATTTCCTCTGCGAATCCCCAACGGAAAGCATTTGCAAAGTCACCCACATATACTCTTGCTTTGTTGCTGTTTGCAGATACTGTCGGGTTAACATCAAGCTTTCCTGCTCCAAGATTCTGAGGATATCCACCAAATTTGAAATCAGGATATTTTCTTTCGCCGGTGTTCTGTGTAAGGTTTGCCATTGCAGTTCTGGATGCCGGTGCCATGATAATACCGTTCATCGGATACTCTGCATCTTCAACCTTTGCGATAGCCTCTTCAATGTTGTAGTCAATTGCTGTGGAATCGTGTCCCAATGTGATTACGTTTGCTGCTGAAGAGTAATTTGTGATTACATAATCCAGATAGTTGTTTGCGATTGTTCCTGATGCGGCTGAACCGGTTGCAGGATTAACTCCATGAAGAGCCATAAGGTCAATTGCCTTACCAAGTTTCCTTGTGAATCCCTCTGCAAAAGCGGTCATGTACTCAAGCTGTTTTTCTTCGGATGCTTTCATGAATTCATCGGTAATTCTGCTCTGGTAAACAACCTTAACCGGTCTGATCTGAACCGCTGTTACTGCAGCATCTCCTGCAGGCTTTGCTCCTGATTCACCAACTACAGATATCTCACTTGAATAATCAAAAGTGAAAATATCCTTTCCACAGAACGGAATCGGCTCTGCCCCGCTTAATCTTACAAGTGAAGAGTGTCCTGTTACTTTGTTAAACATGTCTTTGGCAAGTTCTGCCGGAAACAATGTGCTTTTTGCTACTGCTGCCATTTTTATTCTCCTTTCATTTCCTGCAGCATCTTTTTATATGCTGCCTTTTTTTCGTCCTGGTTTCCGCTCTTGTCATCGAGATTTGCCATCGGAATACCTTTGTTATTGTTTGCTTTGAAAACCAATGCCAGGGACTTTGCATCCTCTTTCATTTCTTCTTCAGTCTCGCCCTGAATCCGTCCGGCAAGAGTATCCGGAAGTCCTGCATCCTGTGCTACTTTTCTTTTCAGGTTTTCTTTTTCAAAACCTTTGACTTTTGTCTGTTCTGCTGAAAGCTGTGCGGTAAGTGAAGCAATATTGTCTGTTTTTTCCTTCACAGAAGCTTCAAATGCTGCCTTTTCTGTTGTCCATGTTTCCTTTTCCGTTTTGAGTGATTCAAGTTCTGCAAGTTTCGTTTCAAATTCTTTTTTTGCATTTGCTGCAGCTGTGTTGCGCTCACGCTCCAGCCTGTCCTTGATTCTTGAATCAAATTCTTCCTGAGTTGTTATAGCTTGAAATTCTGCCATTTGTTTTCCTTTCCCCGCTTTCCGCGCGGTATGCGTATTTTGTTTATTAAAAAAGCACCCGTCGGTGCCTTTATAATCGTTAATATGATATCTGCTGCCTTACTTCAACAAACTTTCGTCTTCCCCATAATGCAAGAGCTGCTGCCTCCATCAGAGACACATCCAGAAGATCGTTAATCGGTTTCCATCCGAATCCTCCCGATGTTCCTATGTTTCTGTGAATACAGTTAGACACAACATTCGAGAGAGATGGCTGTTCCATGTGGAACATTGTCTGTTGGTATATTTCATCTTCAAACCTTTGATTTGCTTCAACTACTTCTTTCACCTGTGGAAATATCGGTTTCGCAAGGTTTGCATCCATCATGTCATCCTTCAGAATGTTCTGTCCGTTTTGTCCATCCACAACGACTTCCAGAGTCTGTCTCTCAATTTGTTTCAGGAATACCAGAATCCAGTCTGTTCCGTTTCTCACCGGTTGTCTTCCGATTACTTCAACGAACACTTTGTTGTCTTCCATCAATGCTGCAATTGCCATGCTTACCGAAGTCCCGTCCTTAGCATATTTGATTCCTACAGAAACCTGTCCATTTAGTTCCGGAAGTTTATCCAGGCATACCGTATTCCATGCAATGAGGCTTATAACTGACTTTTGGCTGTACTTCAGCCAATGTCCAAGCCGCTGAATGTTAAAATCTATTTTTCCGTCCTCTGTTGTTGATACTTCGTCTGCAACCTGTCTTTCTGATAATGTGAGTCCAAGTGAAGGATTACATTCATACCACAGTTCTTTATCATTCGGATCAGAAATTTCTTCAACGGACCACTCTGCCCATCCCGTGCTGTCTTTCGTTCCGGAAAGAACATCCTCCCTCAAGTCCTTGAATACGGTTCCCGAGGATACGGCCGTCGGCGGTGTTCCACACAAAATAGTCTGCGGATTCTTCGATGCTGCTATGACATATTTCAACGCTGACTGATGAACCGTCTGATATTCCTGCGCCTCATCAATTACCAGAAGATCGTAACTTCTTCCGAGTCCTCCTTTTACCGTTCTGGTACGGAATTCTATTCTTCCTCCTTTGCCCACCTCAATGATTTCCTGCCCTTTTGCTTTTATCGAGAAAAAGTCTTTGTCTTTTTTCAGTCCCAAATCCAAAAGTGTTGCCTCAAGCCGTTCATATGCTGAATGTGCAGTATCAACAAGATGCGCCGTATGCAGTATCCTTTCACCGTTGGCCAGCCCAAACAGTTCCCTCATCAGGAGAATCTCTCCCTTTCCGTTCTGTCTCGATACCTCGAATCCGAATGTCGTATGCACCCAAAGTCCATACTCATCAACGGCCATGATGTCGTACACCAGAAGCTTCTGCCATTCATGCGCCTGCTTTCCTGACAATTCAAACAGATCTACTGCAAGGTCCCCGTCCGTCTTCTGGTAAGGCAAAATAAAAGAAGCCGTAGGCTCCTGTCTTCCAATTCGTTTTTCCATATTCAATTCCCATCAAGGTATAAAAAAAGAACCTTCCGGCTCTTTTTATGTTATCAGAAAGGTAATATCCCCGATACAATCGGTACTATTATGTCCTTTGTTTCTTTTAATACTTCAAATACCTTTCTCATTGTTGAATTTTCTTCCAGATAATGAATTCCCGTTGGTGTTATATAGCAATCGCTGATTTCTGATGCCAATATTCTTTCTCCACCGAAGGCCTTTATAAAAGTCAATCCATCAATAAGTTTTTCTTCCTTCATCATCCAGAGAATCCTGTTCCAATAGGATTCTGGAATCGGTTCTCCTTTCGTCTTAAACAGCTCGCTGTAAGGAGATAACAGTCTTCCATCTACTACATCTCCTTTTTTAAGGCATCCATATAAATAACTTAATATCTTAAATACAATTACTGAATAATCATCTTTTGCCATAATTTTCTCGTCTCTTAATTATTTCCAAAAACTTCTTAATGCCATGCAATTATTCCATCGTCTCTATACATGTTTTCCTCACAAAACTGTCTCATTCTATTTTTCATATGATTAAAATACGAACCGAATTCGTCATTTTTTGCTCTTTGATAGCTAACCACTTCTCTGCTATCTTTTTTCATTGAAATAAACCCTCCATCATTTCCACCATCAGGAAAGTATTCATATATCAATAGATATTTACTATTTTCAATTAATCTATATTTAAGCATTTTTCCTTTTCCAATCACGAAGAGCCTTTGAATAATTATATTTTTCTTCCGTTAATTTATGTGCCTTTTCGTATGACATATCTGGATTTTTTTTCATAATATCAGCTTCTAAAGCTTCATGCAATAATAAGATCTTATCGTGTTCTTGGATATTATCATTTGTTCTTAGCCTTCTCCATGACTCTGCCATATCGTAATCATCATCAAAATATTTAAGTTTTTCGTCAAGAATATGCTTGTTTTTAAAAACATGTTCATACGCTGTCCTTGTTGTTTCGATATCAATTCCTGAATTGACACTCATTTTCTTTACAACTATTTCCTCGTCTGCATTTCTCATATTTGTATAGTACTTTTTTGCATGCTTATCTCTTTTTTCCCAATCTTTATCATTTTTGTCATTTAACGCACCATTATTTATTCTTTTAGTTTTATTATGCGATACATCTTTATTATTTATTTTTTCTTCGTGTTCCTTCGGATCTTCAATCTTATCAAATCCCCCGTACCTTGAATCCGATACGGTTTTCTCACCCTTCCTGCTTACATACTCAATAATGCATCCGCATCCTTCATGACGTTCGAACATGCCCATCGACAAAGCCTTCTTGTAAGTTACATCCTTTCCGCATCGTTTCAGGCACCAACTGCATTTCTCCGCATATTTTGTTTTTCTGCGAAGGCCAATCTGATCATACGTTCTGGAAACCTTAACCTCCATTCCCGCTTTTCTCTGAAACTCAGCGTTTGCCTTCTTTGTATCATCAGCTGCTGCCTGAACATAATTCAAAACAGACTTATCGATTGCCGAATGGAGCTGCTCGTTGTTTGTCGCATTGCAGGCACTGTTAAGAATCTGATTCTGCTTATAAGAATTTGCTTTCCCCTGCACCGCCTTAAGATTTATTCCGGCCTTATCGTTCATCTCTTCGACAATCATGCACGTTGTATTCGATACAATCCCATAAGCATCCTCCAATGATTGTCCAATAGTCTTCTGTGCTATGTTGTAATACATTTTCTGATTCGGCAGTTCGTCCAAATCGAGGACCTGCATCATTGATTCGACAAGAAGGTTCCCAACCTCGACCGCATACAAGTCCGCATCCCTAAATGTCGCATTTTTCGACTCCAACTTTTTCAGAGTATCTCCGATCGGATTCCCCAGAAGTGTCGCACGGCTGTATTTTTCATCAAATATTTTTTTAATCCGTTCATACAGTTCCGGTGCGATATCTGCTGCCATAATGTCAAATTCCTAACAAATCACTTATTTTCTCTTCCGTCATGTATCCCGGAAGTGCCTGGTTAATCTTTATAATTGCGTCTCCAAGACCTGCAAGAGCAGATCCGTCCGGTGCGAATATTGGTTCCCATGCAGGTTTCGTAAGGTACACTGCCTCACGTCTGTATGCATATTCGTCACGGACACATGCAGCCAGATAACCGGCATTCAAGAAGCCCGTTCCGAATGTCTTTTGTGCTTTTTTCGCTGTAAGCCTCAAATTCTCGTGTGCAGCTCTGATTGCTTCCGAGGAAGATGGATTCGCCGAAGGAAATCCCATATCATCCAATGTCAGTCCATTCTGCCCCGCAAACAAAGATGCAAACATTTTGAGCTGATTCAGGTGCGGCTCCATGGACTGCTGAGTAAACTGTCCAACAACAGGATGGTCTCCGTTTTTATCTTTCGAGAATGTCATCATGGCCGACATGGTTGCTTTCCACTTATCCATTCTTTCCGCATCCTGGCTTAAACCGGTAACGTATTTTTGCGGAAAGCTGAAGAATTCTGCAGCTATTTCTGATCTCTTAATCGTTCTCAATGCAGAACTCATCAGATTCATATTGGATCTTGAAATTCTGCTATGCCCAAATGGTCTTTTTGCATCCGGTTTGAACACAATCGGGACCAGCAACGGATATGGAGCATTATGGAAATACTGTTTGAACAGAACTCCTTTTCTGTAGTAGTCCGTTCTTTCCGGAAGAAAATATGCTTCAAGCGTCGGCTGATCATTTTCAGCATCTCTTTCAAGGACCGCATACCCCTCATAGAGAAGCATTGTTGTAGGGTCCATAATTCCTGTCGCATTACCTCCATCAATGACCTGCATGCGCGGAAATCCGCTTTCATCCACGCTGATATAAATGAAATCACACGAAGAAATCAAAGCACCCATAATTGCAGAGCTTGAAAGCACATCCGGATTGTTCATGTTGAAAATCTGATTCATGTCAAAATTGTCATTTCTGAACTCCCTGAAAACTATTCTGTCAGCTAGGCTGTCTACTGCAGTTCCACACCATCCGAGACAACTTTTCAGCCATTCCAAACCTTCCGGGGTTGATATGTTCAGATCCCTTGCAAAGTTCTTCATCTCGTAATAATTGTACCGAAGCTTTACCCGGTTCTGCTTCATCCTCAATTTGTATTTCAGCCACTGTGGTCCTTTGTAATCTGCCATTATGCTTCTCTCCTACTTCGTAACATGTCAATCAGGCTATTGCTTGGTTCTTCCAGCATTTTCCCGTCTTCCTTTGTTTTTATTAAAGCAGCTATCTGCTGCCAGCACTCTCTTGTCTGTTTCTGGTAATCCATCGAAATTCTTATGAACTGTGATGCCATCAATGCTCCGGTTGTCGGATGCTTTGTCTGGAATCCTCTTCCGCTTAATCTCTCCTCAATCTGGATCCATCTGGCCAATGACATTGCGTACATTGCTATCAGCTGATCAGGTACAAGGTCAAGCAGTTCATTCTTCCTCAGCCAGCTTTTTATTTCTCCGTAAGCAGGCATTGCCAGAAGCTCGTAACCACCTTTTTGAGGGCTCGACATAAATCCTTTTATGTCCCTGAACTCATCCGGAGCCAAATTGATTACGGATTCAACAGTCTTTGATTTTTTTGGGCGCCCTGCGCCCTTCCTGGCACCGCCCCGATTTTGTCCGTTTTTATCCATGATTTTTTCGCCTTAATATATAAATTTATTTATATATTAAAAATCCGCCGAACCTCTTTCCGGCAAAGCCTTCGATTCCTGCGGATTCTTTTGATTGTTTTGTTTTCCTATACCTTTTTTTCCAAAACCGTCACGCACAAATTTGTGCAGTGACGGCGGTGGATGCACAGGGGAGGGGCCCAAGGGGAGTATGCCCCCATCTGTTATGCCCTGTAACAAAGCCAATTAATGTGCTGAGGAAGGTCGTCGTTATTCACTTCGTTTCTCTTTCCCAGCCTCTCTTTTTCTGTTCTCAAATTGATCATTTTGTCGCTCTTTTGACGGTTACACCATCTATGAGCAAGCTGAAGATTTTCCATCGCTGATGGATGTCCTCCTTTGGTAATCGGAATTATATGGTCTATTGTCGCACTTAGCGGATGCGGATATTTATATGACATATCAACAGGTTGTCCGCATATTCCACAAACAGTCTTCGTCTTCAGAATAATCTGCTTATTCTTTTCAAATGCTGTGCGATGTTCTCCAACTCTGTCTGCCCTTCTTTCCTTACCCACATCAGAATCCTTTTAGTCCGCTCTTATGGGTATGGAGTTTTTTATTCTGTTCCCGTTCTGCTGCCACTCTTGGATTCCATCCACAGGTCCTGCAGTTACCGTTCTCAATACACTCTTTTTTATTTTTTGCTACCAGTAAGCAGCTTTTTAATAATTTTTTCTCGTCTTGCATTCCATCGTTCCTTTCCTGCATCACACTCATACAGGCTGACGAACTGCTCCGAAAATCTCACATCTCTTTTTGTGCACATAAATGGATAAACATTGTTTTTCTCATACCTAAGATATTTGCAATTCAGGCATTCCATTGTCTTTCCTTTCTCAACAAAAAACTGCTGATTCATTCATCAACGGTCATATGTTCACGCTGACATTGTATCACATCAAAATATGGATTTTTATGGACAGTTTATTTTTTCACTCCGAAATCATATTTCTCGTCCAGCTCTTTAAGAATTTGTGTGTGCATTTTCATCACTGTATTTGCTTCGTACTTCATTACTTCTGCAATCTCTGCCCACTTCATGTGTTCCAGGTACCGCAGTGTCATGAGCGTTTTTTCCTTTTCCGGCAGATCTGAAAGCAGGCGAACAATCTTCTGCCTCCATTCCCTGAGTATCCGGACATCCTTCCTCACATCCTCATCAAGGTCCGCAATCTTTATTATTTTGTTCTCAAATCCTGACGACTCCGGAAGACTTACCTTCACCCTATCTGCAGAGTAACTGAATGAACCCGACGATGTTGCCAGTTCTCTCAGTTCCTCCATCTTTCTCAGATGTGCTTCTATCCGGAGCTGCACATAATAATGCTGTGATAAATATTGTTTTGCTTTCATTCTTCCATCGGCATCTCTTCAACTTCTCTGATCACTTCCTCAGGAAGGTCTTTCTCCTTCAGTTTCATCAGGATCCTTCTCTTCATTACATTCTGCCCCTGTAAAAACAGAGTTGTTTCCCTTCGAGATTTCTTTACACAAATAACTCCCATTCCTTTTCCAAAGTTCTCTGTTAGTTTCATATTCCCTTTCGTATGCCTCCTCTGACATTTCATTCATTCTCCAAGTAAAGAATATGATTGTTATTGTAAACAGCATGGCAATCAGTATTCCTATGATCAGGTTTATGGCTATCCAAGGCATTGTCATTGATATTTTCCTTTCTGGTCGTCAAACTTTACACATTTACGAGGCTTACCATGACTTCCTTTTATTTCCTATATTAAGAAGTCTTACTCTTTTCTTTTTTCTTTCTGCAATTTTGGATCAAGTACATATTTAAAGTAGAAATATCCGTACTGCGTCGCGTGTGTTTCCACCAACACATATCCCTTTGGTGCTACAGGAACATGTTTTTCGTTGTAATTCCTTCTGCATACCGTTGCATCTTCCCTCACCGGCTGTTTTGCGTTTCTGGTCTGTTTCCATCTGTGTTTCCCCTGTGCCGGTTCCCAATGATCAAATAAATAATTTGCAAGAGCTGTGTAATCTTGTCCATGGTCCACTCCGTTATATACATTGTGTTCCCGTAAATGTTCTACGCGTACTATATCTCCATATATCCACTGCTTCAGGATCCAGTGCTCCGGTACTCCCTCGCTCAACATATGCAGGTGGAATCTGTTTGTATGTTTTCCTCTTCCCATATAGACAAAAATGACCGCGTCCGGGAATTTTCTTTTGAGTCTTCTAACAAACAGATCCCTCAGCTTCTTTCCCTCTATGTAATCGTGAACCTCATTGTCCATATCGAAAGTTAATGTTGAATATAGTGATGACGGCGAAAAGTTCTCATTTACAAGTCTTGCGTGTCTTCTCTTTGAAATATTCAGTTTGTGGTATATTCTTTCTTCCTCGTCCCGGAACCTTATTCTCGGTTCTCCGGGCTTCTGGCGTAGCCTTGTGGTTGTATATACTTCCTGTTCACAGACAACTCCGCTGAAAGTTCTTCTCTTTATCCGTTGCATGTTTCGTCCTCCGCCCCCTTCCCGGGGCAGAACTGACAACTGATTTTTTTGTTTTGTGCGTAAACGATTTTTTTCGGGTGTTTTTTTGTAATAGTTTTTAATTTATTAAAAGCATTGTTAAGGTTTCAAATCAGTTGTCAGTTCTGCCCCGCGAAATATTTTTCCGTGATAACCGGGGGTGCGTTATATTAATAGGAGGGATATATCAGTCTTCCTGGATATATGCTTCATGGGTTCCGTTAAGCAGCTTCTCTTCTTCCTTTGTCATTTTTATGGACCATTGTTTCTCAAGAATTTCATAAAAGCGTTTAATCCTTAATGCCACGTTCTTATTCGACATTTTTCCGTTGATAAAAAAACTTGACTGTTTAATTGAACTATTGGCTATAATCAGCATCTGATGCAATGCAGGAAGATCATCAACTAACTGATTGAAATATTCTTTTTCTTCGTCCTTCAGTTCCCAATAGTTTTTTTCTGACCAAAACGAAATGATTGTCCTTCTGTTAATGTTTGAATCGCTTTCAAGAATCATTCCCCAAAGTTCTTCCAAAGCTTCCGAATAATCGTCCTGAACGAGCTTTCCCTTCAAAATCAGCCAAATATTGTTATCCCTGTTCTCTCCCATCTGTTTCCATAGTTCTGACAGTTTCTTTTGTGCTTCTTTTTCCCGTTCTCTCTTTAGGTCTTCTTCCGTTTTTTCTTTTTTCTGTTGCTGTTTCTTGTTCTTCCGAATCAAAATCATATCGTTATACGAACGCACAAAATGTTCGGCTTGAGACAGATATTCGCATTTTTTTATGGAATCTTCCGTATTTCCTGCATCAAGTACGAACCTATAAACGGTCTCCCACTTGTCTGACCACCTTTCGTTCATGTAAGAAGCCGGAGCCTTCGTAAGTCCTGCTGCCTCAAGCAGTTTTTCGTATTCCTTCTCTGCCTTATTCCTATTTTGTTCTCTTACGATTTGTTCTACCCTTGCAGTAATATCCCTGCTGTCCCTTGCTTCTTCAAGAACCTTGTTTCGCTCTTCCACATTCTCAATTTTTTCTAAATTAATCAGATCCCTGATATTCAGCTGGAATCCTTCGTCTTCCATACATTTTTCCAAAAGGTCTCTGTCCAGCTTGGCCAAATTGAGGCGATGGTAAACTGTCGCACGATGGAATCCGGTTCTTTCCGCAATGTCATCAGCTGACATTCCAAAGTCGAACATCATCTGGAACCCGAAAGCCTCTTCTATTGGTGTCAGATCTTCTCTGTGCATGTTTTCTTCGAGCATTGTCAGTACCTGTTCCCTGTCATCCAGTTCAACAATCGCACAAGGAAGCATCGTAAGTCCTGCTGCCTGTGCTGCTGCCAAACGACGATGTCCAATTATCACTGTATATTCTCCATCTTTATCCGGAACAACCGTCAGGTTCTGCAGGATCCCGTTCTTTCTAATTGACTCTGTCAGCTCCGAAATGTCTCCGATTTTCTTCCTTGGATTATCCGGATGCGGATGCAAGCTATTTATGTATAATTCCTGAATCTTTTCCATAAGTTCCTCCCTATATTTCTATTTCCATCTGTCCTTTACAGACGTACTCATCTCTGTTTACTGTCTCGTGTTTCGGTCCCAAATCTTTTTCTTCTAATATTTCTGCAATAATCATCAGTTCTTCATGACTGAGCTCTATAAGCATTGTTCCTTTTGGATACGTGAGCGCCGCTGCAGAATTAATTCTTTTCTTTAAGTCCTGTCTCAACAGTTCTCTAAGTTTTTCATTATTTTTCATTATCCGAATGTTTCTCCTTTCTCATCCTCCCCAGAGTTCTGTCTGCCTTTTCATTCATCGTAAATGCGACAATATCTTCCATGCCCAATGCAATTTCCATCTGGAGAATCATCAGCTTCACATCTGACATTTCTTCTATGAAGTTTAAGATGGATCCCTTCGCATCCACATCCTGTGCCTGCAGTAACAACCTTGCGAGTTCTGTCTGAAGCTCACCCAGTTCCTCCTGCATCTTCATGGCCTGCAATGCGACTCCGTAATGATTCACAATTTTGTAAGCCTTATCCTCAATCGTTAATTTCTTTTTCTTTCTCATATTTCCTCCACTATGCAATTGTGCAAATTGTTAATATCGATTGCCCTTTGTGCCCAGAAGTCTAATTTGTACCTTTGTGCTTCTTTCGGATCTGTTGTCCACTTTGGTTCCCGGTAGAATCCTTTGAAATATTCTCCTGTTGCTTTTCTGATAACAAACATTGAGTTTCCTCCTAAACGCATTATGAAAATTGTCCTCTTGCAAATAATGTCACGTACTTTTCCCAGTCAATTCTCCAATGCCCTTTCGGTTCGCAGGTCTTCCTGGCAAACATATTTCCATATTCACCATGCACATGACGCTCAACGGTTCTCTCCGGCATTCCTGTCACAGCGGCTGTTTCCTTAATTCCCAGAAACTTCCTTTGTTTCAGTTCTTCAATTGATTTCATTGGTGGCTCCTTTCGTACTCGTAAATAAACCTGTCTGCGTCTCTGATTACCTGATCGCTGCTTGCCCACTGATTTTTGTTATCAATAGCTATCAGAACCATTAAAAATGCTAACCAGATGAAAAAAAGAATAATAAAGCCTCTCATTTCGTGTTCCCTCCTTTGCTCACGATTCGTGAGTTTTTTAGTTAAAAAAATATGTCTAATATTGAACGTTTATAATAATTTGCTATTCTTATTTTTACATTATCACGTGGTATCCTTTGTCCAGACTCATACATTGCTAGTGCAGATTGGCTTATATTTAAGTCTGTTGCTACTTCAATGCGTGATTTGTCTCCTCTCAACTCAGTTAGTCGTTTTCCAATTTTCTCTGGGTTTATTTCCATAATATTTCTCCTTTCGCCAACACGTTTCGTGTTGTTTTTAAAAATATCTTATCATTTTCATTTTGTCAACACGATTTGTGAAAAAATTTATTGCTTTTTTTCACTTTATGTGTAAAATATTGATTACAAAAATATAAAGGAATTAATTGATATGGCAGATTTTAAGGAAATGCTCAAATATTATAGAAAACGAGAAGGATTATCACAAGCAGAGTTGGCTAAAGTTCTCGATTTATCACCTTCAACAATAAGCATGTATGAGGTAGGCGAACGTGAACCAAGTTTCGAAATTGAAGAAAAAATTGCAGATTATTTTAATGTAAACCTAAATACTCTTCGTGGACGAGACTCTGAAAATAAGGATATTTATTCGATGTATGATCTGTTATTAACAGAAACCAGAACTCTCCCAATCCTTGGAGAAGTTGCCTGCGGAGAACCTATACTGACCAATGAAGAAGTTGAGTATGTCACGCTTAAGGATGTTCCGGAACAGGCTGACTTCATACTCATTGCAAAAGGCGATTCCATGAAGAACTCAAGGATCTATGACGGGGATTATGTTTTCATACACAAACAGTCTTCTGTTCAGAACGGAGATATTGCAGTCGTAATCATAAATGATGAGGCTACTCTCAAACGAGTATTCTTCTATCCGGAAACAAATAAGCTGGTGCTTCAGCCATCCAATGATGATTATGAGCCACTTGTGTATATCGGTGAAGAACTAAGAAATGTAAGAATAATTGGTAAGGCGATAGCCTTCCAGGGCGTGTTATAAAGAAGGAAGTCCGAACTGCGGCAACAGCTCGGACCGAAACACGAAACAGTAACTACCCACCCAATAGGAAGTACGCTTCTGTTGTATTTTAGCATACTTCCTATGATTTTCATATCATTTTCGGAGGTAATAATGCAGCAAAAACAAAAATATAAATACTGTAAACAGATTGATCTTGGTTACAAACCTAATGGAAGCCGTAACCGTCAACGAATCTATTATAATTCCCAGGCAGAATTTAACCGTAAATATGCAGAACTTTATAAAAAGTATGAAGAGTATCGTAATCCGGACTTGATTACCCTCGGAAAGTATATTGATATTTGGACAGAAGCGTATCTTTCCAAGAGGGAAGCTCAAACCATTGAATACTATGAAACCGGACTTAAAAAGTTTGAACTGCTGTCGCACAAGCCTTTACGGGAAATTACAAAAACAGATTTGCAGGCAATCATTAACGATAATCGTGAACATCCGCGGACCTGCAGGAAGATAAAACAGATTATTTCCAAGATTATGGAATCTGCGATTGATGATGGATATATAAACTTTAATCCAGCAAAAAGATTGGACCTTCCTCCATACAAAGCAGTTGAAAAACGTGCTCTCACCGATCAGGAAGATGCTGCTATCAAAAGAGTTGAGCTGCCACCGATGGAGCACATGGGCCTTATGCTTCTTTATGTGTTCGGTCTTCGGCCTGAAGAACTGAGAGCTCTTAACCGGAACAGTTTCGACTTTAAGAATATGACAATGACCATATCAAATGCTGTCGCATTCAAATATAATACTCCGTACCTAAAGGATACCAAAAACCACAAGGTCAGAGTTTTGCCGATACCTGAAGTGCTGCTGCCAGAGCTGAAAGAATATCTACGCAATTTGGATGGGCTCTATCTGTTCTACTGCTCTACTGACCCCTTAATGACTAAAAGTGCCTTTACAAAGTTCACCTACCGCATATTCAAGACAATCAATGCTGAACTCGGAGGAAATAATAACCTCAACGTTTTAAACGGAATGACACTTTATACTTTCCGGCACAATGTCGGTACCAGGCTGTATTACACGGAAGGATTAACCAATAAAATGAAGGCAGCCTTCATGGGCCACTCCGAGGAAGTCTTCCTGAAAACCTATTCCCATCTGGATGAAAGCAAGGAGGATCTCTCCAAATATTTTGATGCGATTAACCTGTAAAACTAAAAAATTGCACTTTTTTCGTACAAAGCCGATTTTTCAAAAAATCGGCTTTTTTTCATTTTACTGTGCCAAAACTGTGCCAAGACCATTAAACTGTGCCAAAATTGTGCCAGTATTTACCCCTTTTTTTGCCTTTTTGTGCCTCTTTTGTTCTCCTCGATTTCAGCATAAAAAATAGCGGAAACCCTTTATTTATAAGGATTTCCGCTTGTTTCTGCTTCGTGAGCCATCGGGGACTCGAACCCCGGACAACTTGATTAAAAGGCTCAAATAAATGTTGAATTAATAGGATTTATTTCTTTTTTTGTTCCAAAAATGTTTAAAATTCTCAAATAAATGTTGAATTAATAGGATTTATTGTTTTTTTGTTCAAAAAATGTTTAAAATGCTCAAATAAATGTTTAAAATGCTCAAATAAATGTTGAATTAATAGGATTTATTGCTTTTTTTGTTCCAAAAATGTGATACTATTCCAGCTTCATTTGAATTCCGTCAATCAGATGTCCAATAATCCCTGCGTAACCGTTTTCAGCATCATCAAGATTTGCATTTTTCGAACTTACCCAAGGCAGCCAAGCTCCTCCAATAAGGTGAACTCTGTAAAGGACAGGCATATCGCTAGTAATACAAATTGCATCGATGTTCTGTCCACGGTACTCACTTCCGGCATAGTCTTCCCGGTTAGTTACCATTGGCATCCACCACTTATCAAGGACATGCGCTGTATACTTCACATTTCCTTTTGTGATGTTCATCTGGAATCCAGATATTGCGTCTCCAAATAATCCCGCAAAATCCTCATCGTTTTGAACATCAGGGAACCATACATAATTATTATTGTCTCTAACTCGATAGATAGCTGCTGCCGGTCTTTCTTCTGCTTTCAGGTAGTCTATCCAGTCTCCTCCGGCAATCCATTTCCCGCTTTCTACCTGATACCATACATATCCATCAGCTTCTGCTGTGGAAATAATATTATAATATCCCACCGGTGCGAATCCCAGAGCCTCTGCATATAATGATGCTGAACTTCGCACATTTGCATCTGCTGCCTTATTATTAATTTGATCTCTGTATTTATCTCTTCCAACCGGTGTCACCGGTGCGTCCTGAATCGCAGGATTGTAAATAAATCCCCGGAACCAATATCCATAACCTGCTCCCCAGTTTCCGTCATTCCATCTTGTTGCATTCCAAAATGCCGGTGAATTCCATCCACTTTCTGAAGTATATACAGATCCATCAGCATTAACACTTTCGACGATTGCAACATGCCCTGCAAGAGCTCCCTCTCCTCCCCAGCACATAATTGAGCCAGGCTTAGGATCCATCCCATAAGATAGTCCCATATTAACTGCTGCCTCTATGAAATCTTCCGCATTGCAGCAAAATGCCAGATACTTCATTCCAGAATTTCCTGTAAGCTCGTTATAGATTTCGTTAAATCTTGAACATGCATAGCCTACGCAATTTGATAGGACATTTGATATTGGGTCTGTCGGCGACCCCGTTATGCACCATGACCAGCCTCCTGCATATCCATTGTTGTATAATGCATTCCATTCGCTTGGCTTACTCGTTCTTATCTTGAACATTGTCTTCCTCCTTC